GGTAGCCGTGACAGGAGCAAGAGGTGCGGGCGCGGTTGAGGTTTTCTTAACCGGCGGATTCGAAGTCAAATTGACCTCGATTTTTCCGATCTCTTTTGCCTGCAAAACTGGCGGTAGACGGGATATGCGACTGGCTTCTTTCGGATTGGAGCCGAGGTAATAAATTACCTCCGGCCCAATATCAGACGCCTGAATCGCTTGAGCCATAACGTCCGTGACGGGGAGATTTGGGTTATACGCGACTTGTTCAAAGTCTTCGTATCTATCCCTAGCCTCTTCTTCGCGGTCTTTATAGGACTCTAAAAGAACCGCCTGTTGAGCTGCGGCCTCTCTCTGAGCCAAAAGTTCTTGAGCGCGCTGGTTAGCCAATGCTTCCGCATAGGCTTGAGCATTCTCAAAATCATCTGGCGCAGGTAAAGGTGCGACAGGCTGTTGTCGGGCCTGTTGCTCCGCAAGCCGTTGGGCCTGCTCTCTTTCCCATTTACGCTGTTCTCTTGCAAGGCGCTTGCTTACAATCGCGTCCAGCTCTTCTTGAGAGAACGATTTTGTAGGCTGCTGTTCCTCCGGCGTCTCTACAGCGGGTTCCGGTGCTGCCGTGGCTTCCGGTTCCGGCGCGGGGCTGATCTCCGCTACAGCCTGTTCCTCATCGCTCAAGGCGAGACTCCTTTACCTAGCTATCCGGCTAGTCGGGGTTAAGCGTAGTAACTGATATTCAGCACGCCGCCTGAAGTCTGCTCTATGAATTTTATCCTAGACAGGTCGCCATCATACTGTAATGGAACGCCTACCGCAAGGGGCATCCCCACAGTGGTCGTTGGATTGACACCATCGTCGCGCCATCTGACTGCCTCCGTTTCCGCAACAATCAGTGCGAAAGTAGGCTTCTGATTTAGACCGTTTTTGTCAAGCACAGGAACAGTCAGCCCTACTGCCGAAGAAAGATTGGTAATTTGCTGATAGCCAATGCAGCTAGTTACAGCTTTGAGTGTAAGCGCCATTAGTTAAACCCTCTACGTTCTGTGAAAGATCTGAGTTGTATGGGCGTAGAATAGCTTACCACATCTGGCGCGCTAAAATCCCACCCGGTGTTATTTCCGTCGTCTACATTCCCGTTAGTAGTGTAAGCCAACCAAACAGCGCCGCCGGTAGCTATTGAATCTTTTATAGAACAATAACTTACTGAATTACCCCCCGCGCTATCGGATAACGTATATGTTGCCCCAGCGGTGGTGCTATTCAACGTCAACAGATTACCGGACGTGCCGGACGCCGTAAATTGTGTGACCGTTTGAGTGGTGCCGGCGGTAAACAAAATAGACGCGGCTGAAGTCGCCGTAATGGTAGCCGTCACGTTATTGAAAGCGTTGCTGCCAGATATAGTCAGCGCACCCGTGCCGCCTTGATTGAGCGTGTATGGATACGTAAATGAGTTACCCACAAAAGTCTTGGCGCTGGCGGATGTCATATCGACCGTGCCAGTCCCCAAGAAAGTAATGTTTGAGCCAGCCATTGACCAAGCGCTAGAGCCCGACCCAACAACAGTTATTTTTCCGTTAGCCCCAAGATCAAGAGCGCGGGTGCTTGTCCCAGTGGTAAAAAATTGACCGGCGGAAAGTATGTTACCCGCCAAATTAACAGTGCCGGCCGTAAGCGAAAAACGTCGCGTCGATCCTAAGGTAAGATTATCGATTAATGTAGCTGTTGCGCCGGAGGTTTCGACACTGAACGGCGAGTCAACTGTTACGCCATTTGATCTAAAAGTCTGCGTTCCTGACGCCCCAAACATACTAAATCCGAACGTCGACGCCGCTATAGTCATGCCGGAATTTAATGTAACGTCGCCGTAGACAACGGTGCCTTGAACAGTCGCCGAAAATGTTCCTGTAAATCCCGTAAAGTCCATTATCCGCGCGCGGCCGCGAAAGTTAATAGTGTCCGACCCTGTAGTAAAATACATACTTACGGTATTGGTTTCTGTAAAACCGGCGGTAGATGAATTGAAAACATTTCTATTTGATGGCGCGCTAGAAGGCGTAAATTCGACGCGTGTTGTTCCAGTAAAAGATGCGTTTGTTGCATCTGTGAATAGCCACGCATTCCCGGAAGGCGTAGTAATAACGCACTTACCGGATGTTCCAAAGGCTATGCCACGAACGCCCGTGCCAGAAGCGGACATAGTAGGAACTGAAAGTATTTTATTGTTTAGACCTATAGTGCCTGTAGTAAGAGTTATTGCTCTGCCAGACCCAAAAGTAACATTGTCCTGAAGCGCCCAAGAACCGCCTGAACCGTTAAACGTAGTGTTATTGTTTAATGTTTTAGCCGCGCTCGTTATTGTCTGAGAAGTAGTGCTATTGAACGTAAGCGCGCCGGTATAGCTATACGTCATACCTGCTACGAGCGTAAAACTGCCACTTATTGCTAAAGCGCTAGTGCCCGCAAAAGTCCCGGCGAATGCGCCTGCGCCACTTGTGAACGATAAATTACGGCAGACTGAAGAGGCTGCAACAGTAACCGTGACCGCGCCCGATCCGCTGTCTATATAAACATCGTCGCTGGCGGTCGGGACAGCTTCGCCCCCCGCTCCGCCCGAAGTGAGCGCCCATTTAGTGCCAGCCGTGGCGTCCCATGACGCCGATCCACCAACCCAATATCTATCGGCCATATCAATCCTCGTTAGATAAGGGTAAGTTTAACAGCATATTCAACGGTAGGCACAACATCACCGCGAACTTCAAGATTAGCCGCGCCTACAGTAATGCCTACGCCTGCGGCGGTGGGTGTCGAAAGCTGATCTGTTCTTGTTCCACCAACAGCTTTACCCAGATAAAAATTACCGGCTGTATTCATTTCTATCGCGCAGTTAACCGCGCCGCCAAACTGATAGTAACCTTTTCCTCGAATGGTTACTGTTCTGGCTCCAGCACCAAGTCCTCCATCAGCATATAAAACAGATTCTGCGTATGCAGTTTGATTTAGAGCTGTAAAAGTAAAACCTATCCTAGAATTTTTTAGACAGTTAAGATTATTTAACCGAGACGCTAGCGCAAATGTCGTACCGCTATATTTTAGATCAGTTTCATCTAAGGTTATGTTAACGTATGGCGCGGTTATAGCTGAAGTATAAAATCCGGCATTAACAAAAGGCAGATTAATTTTTGTGCCTTTCGATGTCAGCGTATCGGCATATCGTGGGTCAAAAATAAAATCACATCGGTCGGCCGCAGTAGCGGGGAGTTCGATAGTGTTATTTATTAGCTGAACATTTTTTATAGAGTATGTGTTTTTGGCGTCAGCCGAGGCCTCATTATCACGTTGCGTGATTAATGAGCCATTATTCCTAAAATCGCAATTTTTAATAAAACAATCCTCAATGAGCATATAATTTATGTTAAGGAAAGAAGCGCCGGGATTAATAGCTTGTAACTCAGCAGCGGTGTATGACTTTAATATTACATACACAAGCCTCTGCATATTTAACCCATAACAGCCTTTTATAACCACATTATTAATTGTTGTAGTCAATCCAGCGAAATCACAAAGCGATGTAAGAACCGTAGAGGTAGATACATCGTTAACGCCAGAACACCCGGTCACATAAATATTATCAGCCCAATAAAACTCCGCCAAAGATAGATTAACGCGGCCACGCGTAGCCGGATAATCTGCATCAATCGCTAAATGACAGTTTTCCAAATAAACATCGACGGCCAAAAAATTTTGATTGGTTCCGACAACCTTAAATGCGGTAGAATTACGAACTTTTGAGTCGCTTATCTGAATATATTTAGATTGTATATACACGGCGCGTTCGATTGCGTAATAAACATCTAACCCGCTAACATTACCTTGTGTGCAGAACTCCGTAAGAATACAATCCATTCCGTTAATTTCGCGTGCTGGCGTAGCCAATCGGCCAACCCAATAATCGGCTTGTTCTTTTGTGTTAATGTGAGATATATTGTTAATCTGATAGTAGTTAACATATGAAAGATACATCGTAGTTTGAATATTATAAGTAAATATATCGCGTATAGCGACACTACTAGAGTTGCTAATTCTTATGCAGATAGAAGCGTTAGAGATTTTTATGTTATCAAAAAGCGCATTCGAACATCCGTTCTCATATATGGTGGTCGGGCCACGATATTGTCCTGTCAGATCGGGAACCGTGTTGTATATATCAAGATCTTTATAGATAGCCCTGACTTTCGTGCCCGTAGATGACATAAATAAGTATGGCAACGCGGTTTCGGTCTGATTTTCTTGCAAAAACCGATTAGTCGTTATTACGCGGATACCCTGTATTAAGGTATCTGGTACATTGTTGAGATCAAAGCCAATAGCGCCATCTATGTTCAAGACCGCGCTATTAAAGCTGGTCATTGAACAGCCATAAACATAAAAACCCCCGACACCGGAGAATTTGTTGGCCAATGGGACCGAAACTGTGAGGAATTTAATGCTACCGCTTAACACCAGCGTTTTGGCATTATTACTGCAATAAATCATTGCATTAACAAGGGCTACTGTATCGTCGGTCACGCCATCGCCGACAACGCCAAAATCAGCAGCGTTTACAAAATCACGTAACTTACTCTGTACCGTGCGAGGCACAGCATTATTGCCGGCTTGGGTAAAATTAGTATCGCTATTAATGATAGATGAGGCGAGGCTATCTATAGATGCTTTAGCAGTGACATTATTTTGCACCAAAGGAAATATCTCGCTACCCGTCAAAGGTGTAGCGGCGGCTGGAAGTTGAGAAATTTTTACGTCAGCCATCACATAATCCCCTTTAGGCCAGGAATTTCAGTTTATACAGCGTTTTCAGATACAAGCCAACTATCTCATCGACAATGTTCTGAATAGCCATGTCATCGCCGAACTCTTCGCGGCCTTTTTCGATCTTTTTCAACGAATCTTCAAGAAATTCAACAACAGTCCCTGTTTTTTCCGCTGAATGAAGCGTAATCGGCCCGATCAGCCCATGCCGGCCCTGATAGGCTTCCGCCAGATCGTCAGCCATTCCGATCACATCCTCATAGAACTTACCCAAAGCCTTGTGTTTGGCATAAGACCGCGTGTTGAGATGGACGCTATGGGTTACATCACGCGCTAAAAACAGGTGGCCGATCAGATCCGCGCAGCTCATTGTTCCATCCCCGGTAAAGTTTGCATGGGTGAGTTACCCGGCACGATGTCGCCCATATCGAGCGCCGCCGCTATAGTCCCTTGCACGATGTCTTGGATCTGTTCAGGCGTCATACTGGCCGATGTCGCCGAAATACGCTTCGTTTCGGCGTCATAAGCCTTAATCTGCGCGTTTTGCTCGTCAATCGACAGTTTTTGCATCTCATAGGACTGCATAAGCGCCTGGATTTGAGCGGTTGTCTGCTCCATTTGCTGCGCCATCTGCTCCATCTGTTGACGCATGACCTGCGCTTCTGGCGATTCGTCCGTGTCCTGCAAGACTTTCGGGTCCAGCATCTTCTCAAACCGCTTGGCCATCGTCTCCGCGCCTGGCCAGTCCATGTTCTTGACGAACAGATCGCCCGCGACGCTCCAAAGCGCCGGATTGGTCTGGAGGATCTGGCCCATCGTGTCCATAGCTTCCTGCTTACGGGTCATGTAGCTAGGTCCAGAGCTGACATGCACGTCATAGGTGCCGACATTCGGGTTGTAGATCTTGGCGATCTCAATGCCCTCTTCGTTGACGATAGACCGGACGGCCTCCGGCTGAGCCGGATTGATCCGCGCCATGCCGACTTCTCCGTCAACGCCGATGATACGAGCGACGCGCTGCGTGTCGTAAATCTTCGGAATCATGTCCACGAGCTGACGGGCGACGTATTTTACCGCGCGCGCGAGGTTGTCGACATAATGATAAGTACTCGTGTCGCCTTGCCGCTCCCTAGCGAGGATCGCACGACCCGTCCGCTCGTTGGAAGTCGCCCCAATGCTACTATCGTACTGGCCAGTGGTCGACTTGATGTCTTCGCCAGCCCCCATCTTGGCTTGAATAAGGCCCGTTTGAGCCATCGGAGGCTGGGCGCGTTCAGGTAGCGGTAGCGGGTTGCCGGCTCCGTCGGTAACATCGGGATTGACCTCCAGATACGGCCAGTTGTTCGTATTGGCCGTTTTCCAGTTGGTTTCGTAGCCTTCGAACTGGCCGCCATAGCCGATAAACGGCGCTTTGGGGGCCAGCGCAAGCATTTCCGCTTCCTGGCTAACCCAGTAGTTATACATGCGCTGCGCGTCTTTGGCGTTGCGCACCAGACCGCTAATGTAAATCTGACCGTCGACTTCGAACTCGTTGCCGATCACGCGGATGACGGGAATGTATTTACCCGCCCACTCGCGCTCCTCCAGCACCTCATAGCCGTTGGTTTTGATCCACATGACCTTGCGACGGTCGCTCTCACGGCTACGCAGCGGCTTGCCATAGACAGCCTTCAGCCGTTTGTCCTCTGGCGTATTGTTGAACGCCGTGATGTTGTCCGGGTAGAGGTTAAGAGTGGCGCGCTTCGTATCAATGTAAAAATACTCAGCGATGCGCACCGTTTCTTGGCTGACCCACATGCTTAGCGTCTGGTCGCCCACGCCCTGACTCATCATGCCCGTCACAGGCGTTGCGTCAGGATACATGCGTTCGTATTCAGCTTTCGGAATGTCTTCCGTAATAAAGCACCAGTTCGCGTCCTGACCGCACGGATCTTGAATCATCGGGTCCATATAGACCGAAAACGAGCTACGCACCCGCGCGATCTTGATGTCCTGATCGAAAGAATCTTCTCTCGTGTATTCCGTCAAAAGACGAATATAGCCCTCGCCGTATGTGACCTGGTTGTCGCAGGCCGTGTCGTAAGCCACGTCGGCGTCAGACATATACTCAATATGCCGCACGATACCGTCGAAGATTTCCGCGACCTCCGGGTCGGCGTTCTCATCGGCGGGGATGACGCGCGCAGTCGGGCGGTTCTGGCGTTGCTCGTTAGTAACCAGCCGAACATGTTGAGGAAGTTTGTTGATCGTCAGGCACGGCCGCGCGTTGATCGTCTGACCCTGCACCGCGCCGCGTGTCGCCAGCACGTCTGCTGGCCATTGCCACGCATTGTCCGGCGAGCCCGCCATGAAGCGCAGATCGTCCAGCTCGTCCTCGCGTGAGTCGCTATAGGCGGCCTGCGCCACCGTAAAGCGGTGACGCATTGTGGCCAGACGGTCATCGTCCGGGTTGTCGGAGACTTTGCCAGCGGCGACTACATCATCACTTGCCACAAGATTTACCCTTGCTCATGCTGCCCTTCTTAGCCGCCGCGCGCTTGGTTGAATAAGCGATGGCGACGGCCTGTTTGACAGGTCGTTTAGCTTCTTTTATCTCTGTTCGCACGTTTTCTCTAAACGCTTTTTTGGAGGCGCTTTTGACTAAAGGCACGGTTCGCTCCCGCGAAAGAGTAACGATTACCTGCAAACATTGTAAGTCGCTGTTTACAGTGGCGAATTACCGAAAAGATACGGCTATTTATTGTAGCCGAAGCTGTCAGGCATTGGACGCGCGGCAAGAGACTACCACGATTTGCGAAGAATGTGGAACTCAATTTACGCATATAGCAAGCAGAGCCAATAAAGCCAAATATTGCAGCACAAAATGCTATCATAAAGCAATGAACCGAAAAGGTTCCGTTGAGCATACTTGCGCGCATTGCGGCACAAAATTTATGGATTCGCCGTCGCACAAACGAAAATATTGCTCGCGCGCTTGCGTAAATAAAGCATCTAAAGATGTTTGGAAACCTACCTTCACAACTGTTCGCAAGAAGATGGAAAAGCGGCAACTTCTTATTAAATGTGAGCGTTGTGGCTACGATAGCGAACCTCGCATATTAGGCGTTCACCACAAAGACCGAAATAGGGGCAATAACGAAATGTCTAATCTCGAAGTTTTATGCCCTATTTGCCATTCTCTTGAGCACATGAAGCATACGCCGCATGGATTCAAAGAATAGTTTATTTCTTCCTCGTCTTCGCGGATTGCTTGAACGCTTTAGCTGTCGGTGCGCCCTCTGCGCCCGGCTTGCGCATCTTCTCGCCTGACCCGGCCTTGATGCGCGCCCGCTTAGCGTGAATCGCAGCATACAATCCGGGGCTTCCGGGTTTCTTTACGGGCATTTCCATCTCCGTAAACTAGCTTTAGCGCGTTCGCCATTTTTAGCTTTTGCTGCTACTGCGGACATTCTCGCGCAGAACGACTTCTTACGCCCTTCGTCAGCCTTAGTCTTAGGGTTGGGAGCCGGCGGCTTCAGCTTGCTGCCTGTCGCGGCATTATACTTAGCCCGGCCCTTGGCCGTCAGACCAGCGCCCGCCTTCGTCGACAGCTTCTCGCCACGTCCTACTGACAGCGATACCATTAGTGTCCCATCCATCCTGAAGAGGCTGCGTTGCCACCATAGGACATGCGCGGTCTATTGTCTACTGGCCTAGCCTCGCGATGCGCGACAGGATACGCGAACGTCACGGCGATAGCGTCGGCGGCGTCTGGTGAGGCCAGCCCCCTCGCTTTCATGTCCTTCTTACTCTCTAGGAATATAGTCCCTTTACTGTCGGGCTTCATCATCGGCCCTGTCAGGTCGCTTTTGAGGAATCGGTCGTTTGGTATGCTGGCGGTCTTCAGCCACTCCCGCATGGCGTGCCACATCTCGGCGCGCTTGTTCCCGAACATGACCGGCTTCGTCGAGCGCATACCGAAGTTCACGCCCCGGATCTTGTAGCGCTGCTCCTTGAGCCGGTCGACCACGCCCGCGCCTAGCCCGCCCTCGTCGATCACGACTAATTGGGGTCTGAACTCCTCGATGATGTCGATGACGCGCCCCACCACCTCCATGGTGTCGTCGCCCCGGTAGCGGCGGATGCCGATGATGTCACGGCCCTGCCGGATAGCGATGACGGTCGCGTCCGCCCCGAACCGCGCCGGGTCCACGCCCACGATTATCGGTGCGCTCTGGTCCTGTGATGGCGGCCGTGTCTGCGCCTCCATGACCAATGACGACGGTATGAACTGGTCATCTGATGCGTTCGGGAAGGCTCCGTAGACCTCGACGTGAGCCTGAGCGCTGTCAGGTCCGTATTCGTCGATAATCTGCTGATAGACTGCCTTATCAGTGCCCTCCACGCTTCTGGCGTCAACAACTTTGTTTCGCCAGAAGTCGCGCTTGTTGTGGAAGCACTCGTAGAAATATCCGCTGTTTCGGCGGGGGTTGCTAAAGCTAAGCCAAAAACGATTAGGAGTGTTCTCTGTAAAGAAGCCACTGGCCACCGCCCAGATAGAGTCATCAATACCGCTGGCCTCGTCGAACACCAGCATGACGCCCGCGAAGTTGTGCACGCCCGCGTAGCTGTCAGGGTTCTCGGCCGACCACAGCCGCCCCTCCACGCCCCA